TAGGCGTAGCCCGTCAGCAGCGTGAGGGTGGCGCGGATATGCGTGCGCCGGCTGCTTTGGGCCATGGCGGTTTGATAAGAAATCACAATCTCGCCTCCCCTCTTAGCATTCGACAAACGTTACGTGAACGCCCGTCCATACAGGATGGCTGCCGCGCATGCGCTTGAGCTCCATGCGGCGGGTCACGGAATAGGCGTTCAAGGCCAGGGTTTCGCCTGTGAGCGGATCGGGAAAGGTCATCAGGCAGGGCGTATCCTGCGCGGCGTGACGCAAAAGCAGCTGCATCTCGTCGTTTGTCAGATACGCCCAGTAGGCTTCGATGCGGCGCTTGAGCGCGGCGCGCTCGTAAAGCGCCTTGCCGCTGAGCGCGCGCTGCACGGCTGCGCCCGCGTCCTCCATGTGGATATTCAGCGTGGCGGGCGCGGGCATTTCAGCGCCGTTGAGTGTTAAAATGGCCATGGGAGTCCTCCTTTACCGGTACATGAGGCCGCTGGTGAGCGCGCGCTGGTCAAGGGTTTTTGCCGTGGCGGTGGCTACGCGCTGAGAGTTGATCGTGACGGGTACGGTGATTTGAATGCTGTCAGTCAGGCGGCTGACAGCGCTTTGCAGCGCGGCGGCCATGGCCTGCTGCGCGCTCTGCAGGGCGGCGGAAAACTGCGCTTCATGGCTGAGGACGGCGTTTTTGAGCGTTTCGCCTGCGCCCTGCAGCGCGCGGGAAATGGCTTCGTCCGCCGTCACGGTCAGCTGCATGCTGATATCGCTCATAGCGGGCAGCGTGTGTACGCGCCCCTCGCGCAGGGCGGAAAGGCGCATTTCCAGCGTGTCCAGGCTTTGAAACAGCGCCTGTGCATCCGCTTCAAAGCGCACGGCCAGGGTGTCAATGGTGGGCATCGTCATCCCTCCTTATCATGGATGTGATCAAATGCTGCATGGCCTCGTCCGTCATGGCTGCGCAGGACAGACCACGGCGCAGGCGTTCACGGGCGAGGTAGGCGTTGAGCTCGCGCACGATTTCGGCATAGGTGAGGTCATACAGTCGATAGGTGTTTTCCATGCCCGCGTTGGCGGCGGCGTTGAGGAGCTTGTCAAAGCCCTCGGACGTGACGCCGTCGCCGGGAAAGCCGCTTTCGTCATAGGCGCGAGCCAGAGAATCGAGCAGAGCGTCCATCTTTTCACGGGAATCGGCAAAGGAATGCAGGATGGACTGCGCCTGTCTAAGCGTTAAATGCGGCACAGCGTCTGAAAGCGCGGCGTATAGCATGAGGGCCGTGTCCTCAAGCCCTTCGCCAAGGAGCGGGCCGCCTTTCCTGCCGCCGCGCTCCCGGGCGCGCAAAAGGGAGCGGGCGGTGAAGCGCAGGGGATAGGCGCGCGAACCGATTTCGAGATAGATCATCAGGCGATCGTCACCTTGCCCGTGACCTTGAGCACGCAGGTAAAGCCGATGGCGCCGTCCACCTGCGCCGCACCCAGCGCATGGGATTTGACGATAACGGGCAAAGCGGCGCGCATGCCGTCGGGAAAGGCGATGACGGCGGCAGCCTCTTCTCCGCTGTCATACAGGGCGCGCAGCACAGCCTGACCGGCGTCAGACTTTTCATGAAAGCCTGTCAGGCGCACCTCGCCCGCGTCCTTTGCGCCCTGCATGTAATGGCGGCAGCCGTCGGTGTGCTCCAGGGTCGTAATGTCGATCATGTCGCTGTCGCAGGCAATTTCGCTGATGGAGGAGAGCTTGCCGATGACGACGTCATTCAGGGAAAACACAGTGCCAAGCGATTTGGTAGCCATAAAAGAACCTCCTTATTGGGTGAGAATGCAGTGATTGTCATACAGCGCGCGGTAGCGCATGACGCGGCGATGCGCCTGCGTGCCGTCGTCAAACAGGTCGCAGCAGTATGTGCGGCGAAAACCAAGGGCCGTGAGCTTTTCATCGATCTGCGCTGCGAGCGCGTGCGTCCTCTCAAGCGACGCCGCCCAGCTTTCCAGGGTGTATTCCACCTCGTGCAGATGGGGCAGAGCATCCGCGCTGGCAAAGACCTCATTGGCCGTTTCGCTCAGCAGGATGCAGGGCAGCTGCGCAAAGGCAGCGGGTCTTGGCGTATGCACGGGAACGCCGGTTTCAGCCAGCGCTGCATGGATATCCAGCAGAAAATCGATCAAGAAAAACCTCCTTTCGGGTACAAAAAAGGGCGGCCCGCAGGGGCCGCCGGGAAAAGGGATACAAAGCTAAAAAATACGTTTGAGTGCTTGCACAAAGCGCGCCTTTTGCATTTGCAGGGCGGGCCTGAGGTAAGGCTGCGCGGCCATGCGGCTTGTGCCCATTTCCACATACAGCGCATGCGGATTGTCGGCGGCGACTTCGCCCTGTACGACGCCGCCTCCTGCCTGCACGCGGCTGGAAATACAGTCGCGCAAGTGTCCGCCGTCTTTTCCGTCTCCCACGGGCGCGATGCTGCGGGCGTGAGCGGCAGCCTGCGCGGCGGCCTGCGTCACGGCGGAGAGCATGCGCTTTTCCAGCTGCGCTTTGCAGCGTGAAAGCGCCGTCATATCGCGCGCCTTTCGAGCAGCGCTTCTGTGTGCAAGGGATAGCGCTGCACGCGCACGCAGCGGAAGGCGGGGGCGCTTTCGTCATTCAGCCATACGCCGTCGGCGGGCGCAATGTCCGCGCAGGGCGGCAAAAGCAGCAGGAGGCCTTCCTTGACCGTCAGGCCGTTTGCCTGCAGCGAAACTTTGCCGGACCTTGGCGAAATGCGGGCGGAGAGCGTCTGATGCGGCGCGGCAAAGCCCTCGCGCAGGGAATGCAGCCCATCCTCAATGGGCGCAGGGCGGGCAATGCGCACGTATAGCGCGCTGCGGTGATGCATATTCACATGATCACCGCCCTGCAAAGCCGGTAGGGGCGCAGTTGGCTGATAATTTCCTCAGGCAGCGTGTCCACCGTCATGGTGACCTCGCCCTCGCTGCGGCTCTTTTCGCCCTCCATACCCAGGCGGTTATAGAGGATGCAGGCCAGCTGGCACTGCGCGAGGCACAAAGGTTCCGGCAGCGACGTGCGATTCATATAGGCGAGCATCAGCGCGTGCGCATCGGCGAGCAGGTCGTTCAGGAGCTCATCCTGCACGTTGCTTGAAATCTTCAGCCGTCGCTTGATGCGCGCGAGCATATCGGAAAGCGTCATATCGCGCCTCCTTATTCGGCCTGCAGGGTGAGCGTCTTGACGGGCTTTTTGTCGCCGTCAAGCAGCAGCAGATGACAATAAGCGCCCGTGCCGCTCAGCAGCGTTTCGCTGTTTTTCCACGCAGCGCCCTGCGTAAAGGCCGTGCCGTATTCGCCCAGCGCAGCGGAAGCGCTGTTGATCACGGCCACCCAGCTGTAGCCTGCGGACGCAGTCCAGGTTTCGGGGATATGCACATACATGCCGCCCGTGCCCGCCGTGGCCTTAAACCCCTCCTTCTTGGCGCGCTCGGTCATATCCTCAAGGCCCGTAAACTGGGTGATGGCGATGACCTTGCTGGCGTCATACAGGTAAGGCACGCAGTGCAGGGAAGCGAAAATGTTGTCGCGCATGTATTCGGGCTCGCGCTGAATTTCCACCAGCGCGCCCTGCTTGTTGACCAGACGCAGCGCGCCGGGCTTGACGATGAAGTAATTCTTCTCCTTCACCTTGGCGTTGTCGCGCACCTTGTTGGAAATGACGATTTCGCAGCCCCACACTTCGCCCTTGGCGCCGTGCATGACCAATTCTTCGCCCATGTCGCCGCGACCCACAAAGTCGGGATCCTTGCGAAGGGCAGCCAGGCCCTTGGCGTCGGTGAGGAAGACCTTGCCGCCTTCTACGTCTTCGCCAAAGAGCGTCAGCGCGTCGGCGATGACGTCGGCGCAAATGTCGCCGGAAACGAACTTGCGGGCCACGCCCACATCGTTGAGGCACTGGAACAGGTCGTCATCCACCGCGTGATCCAGCGCGTGGGCCAGTTGGCGGCTGCCCTCGCCCACAGGGTCGCCGTAGCCCGACAGGCGAGCCTCATCGCTGATGGAAATGGCCTTGGCATACTTCTGCACGGTGACGGACTTCATGCTGGCGGTCAGCTGGCCGGGGATGATCTGGCCGTTTTCCGCTACGACGGAAGCCTTGCCGATGTAGGCGAAGACGGGGAACTTGAGGGTGTCGCCGGGCTGACCGACGAGGGTGTCGTCCATTTCGGCCAGAGGCAGCAGGGTAATGCCGTCGCCCAGATTGGAGTCAATCAGGGAGGAAACGACTTCGGGGATGATCAGGTTGTTGGTGAGCGTAGTAGACATAATCACATACCTCCAAATTGTTTGTCATAGGCCGCGCGGTCGGATTTGTAAAGATCGGCGGCCTGTCGGTAGGAAAGGGGTTTGGCTTTGCGCGGCTTTTCCAGCGGGACAGCGCTGGGCGCGGCGCCGCAAAGACGCGCGCGCACGCCGTCTTCCAGCGCTGCGCGGAAAGCGCTTTCGGCGGACTGGAGAGACTGCGCAAGCATTTCTTCGCCCGACAGGTCGAGCATGGGAATCAGCGCTTCGGGCAAGCCGCGTTCGCGCAGGGCGGATTGCGCCATTTCGCGCATTTCATGGCTGCGCAGCGCGCTTTCAGCCTGCGCGCGGGCAGCTTTTTCGGCGTTCAGAGCGCTTTCGTAGCTTTCACGCTGCGTTTGCAGCTGGGCGGCAAGCAGCTGCTCCATTTCTTCCTGCGAATAGCTGCGCGGCGCTTCCTGATCGTTGTCCTCGGGTGCGTAAAAAGGGGTAAAATGCATGAAATCCCTCCTTTACACCCGGTCACGCAGGAAGGAAAGCTGCCCAAGCAGGCTTTCGTCCGGCACGATGCCGTGCAGGCTCTGCACAATCTGCGCCTGCTCCACATCGTTGACAGGGAGAGAACGTGTGAAGATAAAGCGCACCTGATGCGCGTCGATCTCCTGCGCGCCAAGCAGCGACAGATAGCGCGCAATCAGCTTCACGCGGCTGCGCAGGCCTTCGCGGAAATAGCGCTCCTTGACGCTGGTGAGCTGTTCCAGGCCCAGCAGCTTATAGCGCATGGCCACGCCGCTGAGATTGCCCGCGAAATGCGCGTCCGTCAGGTCAGGCACCATGGAAAACTTGTGGATATCGCTTTGCAGCGCGCGGCGCAAAACGTCAGTGTCGTCTTCCCGGGTCTCCTTGGTCAGCCATTCCACGCGGGCGGTGCTGTCGGGCAGCGACAGCGTTTTGTCCTGGCGCAGCCTGTCGCCCGGGCTACGGTCATCGCCCTCCTCGGGCGCGGCGATGCCCATTACGCCGGTAAGCACCAGCAGCGCGTCTGCAAACTGCTGCTTGTCGTTCACGCGGTCGCTCTGCAGCAGATCGTACGCGTCAATCAGCGGCAGCACGCGCTCAAAATCGCCCGTTTCGTGCGCGTTGTTCCAGTATTCCGTCATAGGCAGCGCGCCAAAATAATGGGGCGTCACGTCGAGGGGTTCGCGAATGCTGGCTGCCTGCGCGCAGCGGTAGCGGGCAATGACCTGATCGGTATATACCGTGACTCGCAGGCCCACGCGGCTGCCGCGCACGTCGTATTCGGGACGCAGGTATACGCCAAAGAGCGGCTGCGCGCATTCGTCATCGCTATAGACGACAAAAGCGTCGCGCGGGTCAAGCGCCACGCAGCGCGGACGCGCATTTT